CTTTGCCAGTGCTGCACATGGTTCTATCTTGTTGCCATTAACCTGGCATTTTGATTCACTCACCGCACCACCTCCTCAAAATTCCCCTGATAAAACGCCAGTACGCGCTGCATAACTTCGCTCTTCCGGCACTCGAGACAGATTATGTTCAGACGCCTGTCGTAGCGGCGTATTTCGCCATCTGGTAATGACCAGATAAGGTCCGGATCAACCGCAGATGGTTTCTTCAGCTTTGCCCTTGAGAGTTT